CTTCTGCCGTGGCTGGCGTGGGAATACCAGGTTGATACCTGGAATATTAACTGGTCAGAACAAAAGAAACGCGATGCGATCAAGCGCGTGCACTACATCCACCGCCATCGCGGGACGGTTGCCGCCGTGCGCCGTGCGCTGGTTGATAGCCCGTTTGGTACAAATATTGTCGAATGGTTTAACCAGAATCCGAAAGGCGATCCGTATACCTTTCGCCTGAACGTGTATCAGAACGATCTACCGGTGACGGAATTCGACCAGCAGGATCTAAAAATGGCGGTCATGCGTGCTAAAAACCTGCGCAGCTGGTTTTCCGTTCATGTATTCGGTCGACTTCAGGGAATCTCGTATGCTGCTGGTTACATGTACGCCACGGAGAAAATCACGCCGCGCTTTGTTCCGCTACAGGTGATTTTATCCCGCTACGAGCTGAATCTGGCTCCCGGTGACTCGGAAACGGTCACGGTGACAATTCTCCCTGAATACGCGGAAGACAAGACGTTTACAGTAACAACGTCTGATAAATCAATAGCGACCGCTAGGATCGTTAATGGCGCTATTGTAGTTACGGGAAAAACGCGGGGGACTTGTTCGGTCATTGTCACGACGACTAACGGCGTCAGCGAGGTGATCAGTGTGAAAGTGGTCGCGGTAATGAAATTTATTACCCGCATTGATAAAACAACGCGACCGTTGTTCTTTGTCCGTATGGATGAAGATTTCACCATTGACTATGGCGACGGCATCGATAGCCGGGATTACCGTTTCGATCCGGCCAGTGCAGGATACGGCTGGGTTATTCCGACGCGTGATTTGGTGGAGGGAGAAGAGTACACCATCACGATTAAGAACACGGAAACGGCCTGTCTGCGAACCCGTTTATCTAATGTGTCCTCAAAACTGAACACTGTTGTAGAACTGATTAGCGTGACAGGGGATAGAGATAATCTTTCTGGGTTTGCACTGGATACCGCTGGCCTGCTGGCTATTCGTCCGGGAGCATTTGACGATCTGCCAAACGTGAATAATTGCAAAAATATTTTCACCAATTGCTCATCGCTTACCGGGATTCCGGCATCGCTGTTTGCCCACATGAAAGTAGGAACATTCATGGACGCATTCAGAGGGTGTATATCGCTGACAGAGGTTCCTGCCGCACTATTTGCGAACCAGTCCGACGCGACAGACTTCTCATCGGTATTTGCAGGCTGTACCGGCTTGATCAATATTGGTAATAATCTATTCAACGGCTGTGCATCAGCGGTGAATTTTAATTATGCATTTGATGGTTGTTCAGCGCTTACAAATATCGGTAGTGGAATATTTAAGGGGTGCGTTTTAGCGGCGGCATTCTCTTATACCTTCAGAGCGTGTAAAAATCTTCTCGCATTGCCCTCTGATATGTTCTCGGATGTTCCGGGCGGCGCATTTACGGGCGTATTTCAGAATTGTGCAGCGCTTACTGAATTACCCGCAAAATTATTTACAAATTGCGCCGATGCGAATCATTTTGGCGGTGCATTCACTGGCTGTTCGCAACTTCTTTCTGTTCCTGGCGGCCTGTTTGCTGGACTGTCGAAAGTGACCTATTTCGGCGCGGTCTTTTCTGGATGTGGTTTACTGAAAACTGTCGGTGCAGGGGTGTTTGCTGGGTGCGCTCTGGCGCAAACATTTTCCTCTGTATTTTATGCTTGCCGCTCCCTTGAAACTGTGGGGAAAGATATTTTCAAAGGCTGCGTAGAGGTGACAACTTTCGCCAGTACGTTTTATGGGTGCAGCAGCCTGACAGCGCTCCCGTCCTTTGCTGACTGCGCGAAAGTCACCACTTTCTCATACGCTTTTGCCAACTGTGAATCGCTCACGAAAATTGATGCAGATGCTTTTGCTGATAAAGCGCTGGTAACGACATTCACATACGCTTTTGTAAACTGTACTTCGCTGGTTTCTGTGGGGAGCGGCGCATTCCGGGGATGTAGCGCGTTAACCAGCCTGGGCTACACGTTTTCAGGTTGCCGCTCTCTGGTTTCTCTCGCGGGAGATATGTTTGCCGGTTGTGTTAAGGTGACAGCCGTTAATTTCCTGTTCAATCAATGCTCTTCGCTGGCTAACCTACCAAAAACGCTATTTAGTGACATGATTTCCCTCACGGGAATGGGGTCCACATTCCAGGGCTGCACCGCTTTAATCTCTTTACCGTCTGGGTTGCTTGAGGGTTGCGTCAATCTCACTTCGTTAACGCTGACATTTTCGGGCTGTACCTCACTGGCGGTATTGCCTGGCGATTTACTGAAAAACAACACATTGCTGACCAGTGCCGGATCAACGTTCTACGGTTGCACCTCACTGGTAAATATTCCCCCGACGCTGTTCGCGTCCTGTTCGCTTATTACCTCGTTTGGCGCCACGTTCCAGAATACCGGCGTGGAGGAAATACCGGAAAACCTCTTCAGCGGCAACCCGCTGGTGACCTCTTACGGCCAGACTTTCAGTGGCTGTAAAAACCTGCGCTCAGTGCCTGCCGGTCTTTTTGCTGCCAGCATAAGTGCCACGGTATTCACGAATGTCTTTTCGGGATGTAGTGCGCTGGAAGTCGCCGGGGCGGGATTACTCAACACTACGGCGGTCACGACGGTGGGTTATCTGTTTGATGGCTGTGCGTCATTACGCAGCGACGTTAATGCGATATTTAATCTTGCGAGTTACCCGGAGATTGTCACCACAACGGCAATATTCAGGAGCTGCGCATTACTGGCCGGCAAAGGCCTAGTATTTATGGGCAAGGTGCCGAACGTCACCGCGCACTATTACGCGTTTTATGCCTGTGCAGGTCTGGACGATTACGACGATTTACCCGGCAATTGGATAACGAATAAATTATGAAAACATTCAATCAATTAAAATTCCTGATCGACTTTTGCCAGACCGATGCGTTTTTCCTTGAACACCTGAACCGGCTTCAGATCGCCGGCGTGATTTATCTTGATGAAGGCGATATCGATGCTGACCGCAAGACCGTAAGTAATGATTTTTATGATCGCCTTGCCAGTGTGTACGGCATTGAGCCAGAAACAAAAAATGAGGAGGCATAATGGCCACGGGACTGACACTAACCACGGCGGGCGTTGCCGAAATCGAGGCCGCGTATCAGGCGGGAGAGGTTGTGGTAATTACCGCTGTACTGATCGGCGATGGTGGCGGCGAGACATTGCCGACCGATCCCGATGACTTGGCGGCGGTGACGGCGCTTTTTGGACAGTTTGGCCGTGAAACCTTTGACTCTGATTCAAGCTATGAGGGGTTTATCAGCGGTCAGATCGTTATCAACTGTCAGGATTATCCGGGTAAAACGCTCAGAGAAGCGGGGCTGGTAAGCGCTAAGGGTACGCTCATCGCTTACGGCACATATCCGGCGACATACCTCCCGGCGCAATCTGATTCCATTATCAAAGAGATCATTCTGACGCTGGTGCTGACGTTGACCCATACTTCATGCGTGCAGCTCGTTATCGATCCGGCGTTTGCCACCATCACGCAGGAAACGGGCGATAAACGCTATCTGCGGCGAGCACAAAATCTTGCTGATTTAAACGACACTGGCGAGGCGCGGGAAAATCTGGGGCTGGGGAACTCAGCGACACGGGATGTAGGCACCACGGAGGGAACGGTGGCGGCGGGGGATGATTCACGTATTAACGGCGCACTTCAGAAAGAAAATAATCTTTCCGATCTGAGCGATACATCCGAAGCCCTGAAGGCGCTGGGACTCAACAGCGATGGAGCGGCCTATAGGGCAATTGTTGACGCTATTTTTTACGTTGGGATCGTTATCTCAGGTGAGCAAAGCCCGGCTGAGCGGTTCCCCTGGCAGACATGGGCTGATTTAAGCGAAACCTTTGCTGACAGGGTTGTCAGGATTGGTTCTCAGTATGGCGTGACCGGCGGCAGTAACAAGGTAAAACTCGAAGCTGATAATCTGCCACCGCACTGGCACCGCTCCGGTGACAGGTCTCCGGGGGCGACCTGGGATCCCACCACAACGCATGGCACAGATAATCAGAAAAGTGGACCGCTAGCGCTTACTGAGGGAACTTATATTGATGCGTCAGGCCAGAATGAGTCCGCAAACAAAAAAATAGATGTTACTAACGAATATATCTCGTTACGCATGTGGAAACGCATAGTGTAAAAAGATCATTTGTTTATTTTATAAGGTTGGGGGCTCTATTACTCTAAATATATTAAATTGATAATCTAATTTTATGTATTACATAGTAATGACGTTGGTAGGAGGTAGTAGACTGTCATCGAAATGCTTATGTTCTCGATGGCGGTCTGCTATTCATACCCTTTATGTTGTAGAGTTAAACTGAAGTCTAATATCTTTGTTAATTGGATAATGACGTCAGAGAAGTAACTATGGCACCTATGACACCACCAATAATTGATGTTATCAAAGCCATGCCTAATTCAAATGACTTAGAGTTTTTTTGCTCAAAAAATTGCACCAACTCTATGGTTTCTTTGACGGAGTATTTTGGGGCGCTGCTTATTTCTTTGTCAATGAAATTTTTTATAACACCATCTTTATGGTAGGGGAACTTTGAGTGTTTATTTAAGACTTCATTTTCAGCGGCAATTTTATCGTTGTTAAATTTCCAAAGCTCAAGGAGTATGCTGGATATAAGGCTTCTCTTTTGAAAATAAAACAATGGGCTAAAGCGCTTATTCTGATATGTCTCTAATTTTTCAATGTCCTCTCGAATGGCAACCCAGCGGTGCATAAACCAGTTACGCATAGTAATACAATCATAAAAAGTATCCAGTTCGCTTTTGAAATCCAACATAAATCTGGTTTCTTGGCTTAGGGTCGATGATTCATCATCTCTTCCAAGAATGATTTCTATTTCGTCATAGCCAATTTCTTCAATAAGATTTATTTTATTGGTTTTTAAAGTGTCATCATGCGAAAGGTAAAAGTCTGCATGAAATGGTGAAGGCCCTAATATATTGAAGGTGACAAAAGTGTTTGCACTTCTAAATTCAGATTTAAGATAATCCCGAACAACTTTAATTGCATTGGAACCAACGCTTTTTCTATTGCTGTTATCGATTTTTACAATTGATATACTTGATTGGTAATTGTAACTAATTTCTACGTAAAATAAATCTGTCGACATGCTATTTTCTGATTCATCTATATAACCAAGTAATTTTCTTTGATAAGTCTTTAGCAGTGTTAGTGTAAATTTAACCTCAAGTAGCGGAATAAATGGAAATATAGTATCAGGTGGGATTGTATTATCATCCCAAACTTCATGGTTTATGAGTGCATCTGAGGGACACATTTCTTCATCAAAATCTAACTCCAAATCGCTAACTGATTGTATGGAATCAAAAACTCTATGAATTTCACTCACAAATGCTCCAACTGTAAGGTTGGATGGGGTTTTAGAAAAGTCTAGGCTGAAGTAAAAAGAACCAACACCGAAGGCTTGCATTTTGTTATCTACCTTAATAATTTAACCACTCTTATTATAAGGTTGATTTTAAATAAAAAATCAAGCTTTTTGCCTAAAAAATGTCAATGAGTAATAATATTATGGTTCAACATCAAGATTACTTACCGCGAGACAATTCTTGGACCGTACTTAGTGTCCTTTCAATCCCATCCTTCAAGTTTGTCATAAGCTCACTAATAGAGGCACTTTGCAGTCCTTCTCGGATATCCTCATCAACCCTCTGTAACGAAAGCGTGAACTCAATTTTTTTCGCTTTACCATAGCGATCGAACTCTTGATGCGTCTCCTGCAAACCCGTAATGACATACATCCCGTAAATAGAGCCGACGCCATCGATCAGAGGCCAGGCTAGCCCGGTGTAGGCCATTGTTGAGACTGCACCCAGCGACAGGTTACCGCCAGTGATTTCAGGGTACAGCAACCCGCCAAGCGTCAGCTGGTCCTCACCGGCGCCAACGTACTGCCATTTTGCGCTACGACCAACACGGTCATTTTTGACGTGCCGCCAGTTACGGGACAGCTGCAATTGCTGATAGGGGAGTGTCCTGAGTTCAAATACAAAAAGCCCGAATACCATCATCATAGTTTTGTCTCCAATCAATCGATATCCCGGAACGAACCCCGGGCAGCACGTTGTTGTTTATCCATCTCTGTACGGACAGCCTCCCCGACAAGTCGAGCCAGCTCGCGCGGATTGTCGCTCTTGATGCCATGCAAATGGACGTGAATCTCACCAGAAAAACCATCTGCCGGCACCGCAGCTGCCAGGGGCTTGATTTCATTTCGGCGGACTGCCTGCCAGGCGGGTGCCTGCTTAATCAATGGCTCTCCGGCAGCAATAACCGGACGAGCACTAACAGGTTGCCGAACAAGCCGAGATTCCTGCCATTCACCACGCACTGCAAAGGCTGGAGGGAGGTTTTTAAATACAATGTCACCCGGCCCGATACGTTTGCGCTTTTCCTCATCTAAAAGGCCTTTGGTGTTATCCGCGATTTGGCCCAACCGCCGCTCTGTTCCAGAGTTGCCCCCGAGCACATTGGGCGGCGGTGCGCTGCCTTTGCTTGCAGGCTTTTCAGACGACCATTGCCACTCCCTTTTAACCATGCGTCCGGATTTTTCATCCCATTCCCACATAACCGGAATAGCCCTGAGTCTGGCTGCTTCCAGCCTGGCTCTTTCAATGCCATCGGGGATGAGATCGAGCTTCTCCAGTAACCAGCCAACACCTTCCATTAACTTCTGAAGCGGCCAAAGCAGTACGCTAAGTGCAGTCCCCAGGACCTCTCCAAATGTCTGCCCGGCGCTGGCGCACTTGTTTAGCGCCGCGCGACTCTCCTCAACGGGTGTTAATACTTTTTTAAACCAATTCCAGACGTTTTTGACGCCATCCCCAATGAGTCCGAAAACGGGCGCCAGCCGGGAAAATGCGTTATGAACTGGCGCTAACCCCTGGATGACGCCTGTAAAAAAACCGCTAAAGAAGGCTTTAATTGGTCCCCAGTATTTCCAGATCATTACCCCAGCCGCTACA